TCGGCGGCGTCCACCTGGTACAGCAGGCCGGTATACGTGCCGCCCACTGTCGTGGTGGCGTAGAACCTGATCCCGGTGACCGTGCCCTCTTGCGCGAACCGCACCGTGGTGGCGGTGGTGATGCCGGGTGAGCCGTCGCTCGCGTCGGTGACGGTGGGAGTCTGGCTGGTGAACAGGTTCGCCATGAGCGGTGCGCCCCGCTCAGCTCAGCCGGAAGATCTTGTCCGTGCCGCTGGACCACGTCACGGCGGTGGTGCCGGTGCCGGGCGCGACCGGGAGGCCGGTGCCGGTGTCGTAGTAGGCGATGACGCGCTGGCTCGACGCGGCCACGTCCGCCCCGCCGGTTACCGCGCTGGACTGGAACACGAGCAGCCCGTGGTTGCTGGCCGATGCCGTGGTGTCGATGGTGGTGTCATCGGCGTCGAACACACCGGACGTGATCGTCTTGTTCGCGAGTGCGGCGCTCGTGCCGTTCAGGGTGCCGCCCGCGCCCGTCACGTCGGCCACCGTGGAGTGGGTGGTGGAGAACGTGTACCCGCGTACCAGCGCGCACTTGATCACGGCCGTGTCGAGATCGATCGCGCCGCCGAGGAATCCCTCGCGCGCGGTATTGAATACTGCGTTCGCCATGCTCGCGATGATACGCGAGAAACGCCCCACCCTGATCAGGGTGGGGCGTTTCGTGTTGCGCGTGGATCAGGCGGCGGTGATGCTGGCGCCGTCGTCGAGCGGGACGTACGTGATGTCCCACTTGACCGATCCGGTGTTCGTCGCGTTCGTGATGATGTCCAGCGTGCCGGGGTTCAGGATGAATCCGGTCCCGATCGGGATGGCATTGGCGCCCGCGTTCTGCACACTGAGGGCGCCACCCAGCGTCGCACCCATGGTGATCGTTGAGCCGACCTCTTTCGAGGTGACCGCAACGGCTGTCGTCAGGACGACATCAGTGCCGGACGCGGGATTGCCTGCCACCTGAAGAGTGGTAGCGGTAGCGCTACCGGCGACGGTGAACGTGCCGACCAGGGACGTGACAATGACTCGCCCCGTGCCGATGGTGAAAATCGCGGCCTGAGTGGTGGCAGGCAGTACCGCCGTCGGGCGCGAGACCTTGAGTCCGAGCACCGCCTTGAGGAATGCCGCGCCGTCGTTGAGAACTGACACTCAGATCACCTTGACCATGGCGTAAAGCTCGGTCAGCTCGAAGCCGGCGCCGAGACCCGTCGAGTACGGAGCGCCATCATCATCGATGATGGTAATGGACGTGGTGCCCGGCGACGCACTCATGGAAACTAGCGGGTACTCCGTATTGAGCGTGAGGTTGGTGAAGCCCGACGGTACGTCCAGGCAGCGCGCCTTGCCCGCGATCACGCGGTCACCGACCGGAGGTTCTCCGGGGCGCGCCCGCGCGCCAGGTCGTGCAGGACGGCCATGACCGTGCCCGCACCGTCGGCCGCACACTTCACGTACTCGTACCGCACGCCCGACACAACGGGGCACATCGAGGCGAGAACCTCGATCGCGACGAAGTCCTCCGTCCCGTCGGCGGCGTTGACGGTGGCGCTCGCGGTCTGGGCGGTCTTGTGCCACACACCCGAAGACACGTCGGCACTCTTGCCGTAGTAGTAGTCGATCACGGCGGGCTGAGAGGTGGCGGTGCCCGCCGCGTCGGTGGCGAACGTGAGGACGAACGCGGTCGCGCCGTCCACCTCGTGGCCGAGGAACGTCACACCCGCGGCGTCAGCCAGGGAGATGTAGACGTCGTCGGCGGGGTAGTGGGCGTTGATGAGCCGCCCGAGAGCTGCTGAGTACATGAGGTTCCTCCGTCGCCGGGGTTTCAATGCCGGCTAGACGAGCCCTGCACCAGGGGGTTTATTGCCCGGCCAGGGTGGACAGGCCCATCCTACAGGTTTGCCTGGAACCCCCGGTTTAACTGGATCAGGCAAGCCGGGGGTTCCAGGCAAACCCACGGGCGACAAGTATCTAGCGCGCACGAATCTGTCGTGCTAGAATCGTGTGGACAGTGAAGAACGAGAGGGGCGAACACAGTGAGGCAATTTCGTGCTGGCGAAATCGTGAAGCTTAACGGGCAGGGCATCAAGATCGAAAGGGTGTTCGGACTCACCCTGACTCAGGTTCAGTTTTTCGGCCGCCTCGTGAACCAGAAAGGAAGGCCGCTTCCTGGTTCGGCACGAAATGGCTATGCGGCTGGCTGGTTCCGCATCGCTGACCTTGAACGCACCGAAGACTAGCTAGCGCGAACAGCAACCGCAGTAACCGAGAGAAAGAGGGGCGACATGCGCAAGACGATCGTTGCGATCCTGGCCGGCACACTACTGATCGGCGGGATGTCGGGGTGCGCCAAACGCACCATCGACAAGAACGAGACCGGCTCCGTCGAGGTGCCCGGCACCGACGGCACGTTGCAGAAATTCTGCGACGGCTCGATCCTGATCTACTGGACTCCGGCGCTGAGCAGCGGGGACGACGACTACGAATTCATCGTGTACGACGGCTGCACCCCGGACGGAAAGATCATCAACGGGTCCGGCGCCGTCGACATCAACCCCGGCACCGCCCCGCGCACCGAAGACCTGGACGACGGTGATGACAAGTGACAAGCGGGCGCGATCACGACAAGAGGGGTGGCGGAGAGTTCCCGGACGACCCGTACCTGAACAAGGCCGCAGCGCGCGAGGCCAAAGAGATCAAGGCCAAGACGACGCGCGACCACCAGGGCCGGGACGTCTACCCGCGCGGCAGGGTCAACTCGTCACACCGTGAAGACCCGCGAGACAGGAAGTAGCGCCATGGCGATGATCGAGATGGACGAAGACGACCTAAGGCGCCTGTACGACCTGGCAACGGATTCCCCGCTCATGTGCTCCGGGAGCTTCGAGACCGACGACGTGCGCGTCCTCCGGCGTCTCGGACGGAGGATCGGCGCGGACCTGAGCGTCGCCACCCCGGATGAGTTCGCGCGCGACTTCCCGCACGCGTTCAATGACGGGATCTTCCGGCGCCCGATGCGGCGCCATCAGCCCGGCCGCGGGGTAGACCGCCTGGAGACGCCCGACGAGACGGCGGAGCGAGTCGCGCTGGCGCACCCATCAGCGGAATGCCTGGCGGGCAGCTACAACCGCCGATGCATGAGGTCGGCCGATCACCCGATCCACCGGCCCGACGCGCCGGAGCCCACCAGCGATCCCGACGCGATGATCGATGACTAACCAGCGCGAACAGCAACGCCCCCACCTGAACCAGGTGGGGGCGTTCTGCGTTACGCCTCGATCAGGCCCTTGCGGCCAGGGTGACGAACGGGCTGAGCTGCGGTCCGCCGTTCTGCGGGGTGATCGGCGACGCCAGCCACGGACGGCCGTCGTTGCGCTGGATCACCCGGATCGTGGTCTGGTCCCGAGTGAAGCGGACGTGCTCGCTGGTGTCCATCGACATCGCGTCGCGCTGGCCGACCAGGTAGAACGAGAAGTCGATCAGCGAGAGGTCGCTCTGCTGGCCGAGATACCCCGGGGTCTTCTCGGTCCGGATCACCGGCAGGCCGAGCATCGTCAGCTGGGGACGGCCGCGGCCGTCCATGAGCCACACCGCCGAACCGCCGGTGCCGACGGACAGCGCCATCGTGGCCAGCTCCTTGAACGTGTCCGGGGACGCGAGCCACACGGCGTTGTCGATCGAGTTCGGCAGCAGCCGAGAGTACATCTCGATGACGTTCTGCCACACGATGGTGGCCGCGGTCTGGCCGGACTTCTTGTCGATCACGAGCAGACCGGGGTTCTGGTTGCTCAGCACGCCCTGGGGCTCGCCGGCGCCCGTGCCCTTGATGTAGTCGGTGTCCTCGAACCACGCCATGGCCTGCGGCATGCGCTGGTTCATGAACGCGCCCAGCGCCCCGCCGGCGTCGCGGATGATCTCGTTGTTGACGTAGGCCAGCGCGGTCTGCTTGGTCGGGTCGAGCTTGACCTTGCCGAACTTCGCCTGCGAGTCGACGAACTCCTCGCCCTCTTCGGTGCGGTAGACGACGATCCCACCGAACACGCTGGTGGCGTTGCTCGTGGCGTCCACGGTCGGGAAGGTGAGCGACGCGGCCGACATCGGGATGACGGTGGCGCGCGGCTTCACGATCGACGCTTCGAGTTCCAGCGCGAGCAGCTGCTGACGGAACTCCTCCGGCACCAGGAAGCCACCCGAGTCCGGCACCTTCACCGAGTACTCGTTCAGCAGGCTCAGCTTGGCGTCGAGGTCGGCGTTGATACCCGGCGTCCGGCCGTGCCAGATGGTGTTGACGAACTCACCGACGTTGCGGAACTTGCCGTTCAGCGCGGCGCCCGGGGCGTTCTCGGCGTCGCCGATCGGCTTCGCGGTCGCGCCGGCCAGCAGGGCGGCGTTGACCTTCGGCGCCTTGCCGGCGTCGCGGTCGTGCTCGTTGAAGTAGTCGACCAGCGCGGACTGCGTGTACTGCTCGACCTGCTTCGCCATGTCGGCACGCTCGGCGGTCTGAGCGCCGACGTACGCGTTCAGGTTCTCTTTGAACGTCCCGTCGGCCATCGCCGCGGCGAACTTCTCCGGGGCGTCGACGGTCTCCAGGTAGGACGACCATTCGGCCGTCGTCTTCGGGAGCGCGCGAGTGCTCACGCTAGTACCTCTTTCATCAGGTTGACGAGCGCCGCGCGATCCCAATGGGCGGCGGGTGGAGCAGGGGTGATGCTGGTCTCGACGCGCGCGGCCACGGCTTCCGGCAGGACGGCGAGCCACCCGGCCAGGAACCGCGCCGCGTGTGCGTCCATCGGCGCGTGCGGGTCTTCGTCCGGATCGTCGGCGCCGACGATCTCGTCTACCAGTCCGGCAGCGAGCGCTTCGGTGCCGGTGTACCAGACGCCGTCTTCGCCGTTCTCGGTCATCTTGGCGCGCCAGTACGCCGGGTCCTCCCCGGCGGCTTCGGCATACATGTCGGCGATGTTGTCCGACACCTTCGCCAACAGATCGATGGCGCGTTGATGGGTGCTGGCCGCGCCGAACGTCATCGTCATGGCATCGTGAACCATAACCATGGCGTTGCGCCGGGTGCGGATCCGGTCCCCGGCGAGCATGATGAACGAGGCGGCGGAAGCGGCCAAGCCGTCGATGGTGACGGTGACGAAGCCCGGGTGCCGGGCGATCAGCGAGTGAATCGCCACCCCGTCGAACACATCCCCGCCACCGGAGTTGATCCGCACGTCGAGCGGCCCCGGGCCTAGTTCCTTCAGGGCGGCAGCCACGTCGGTCGCGCCGATCCCGTCGGACATCCACCCGCCGCCACCG